CATATAAAGCTCCGAGGTCCGTGGTCACTACAACAAGGCCCGCTGCTAACGATTCCATGGCAGCTACACAAAAAGTTTCTTCAAATGTAGAGGGATGAACATAAGCATCATAAGTATGAAGTATCTTCATTAATTCTTTATGATTTAAATAACCTTTATAATTAACATTCTTTATTGATTTTGCTTTATCATAGAGTTCAATAAATTGTTTATCATTAGCATTTTTAAAATGATCTCCATATATCTGTGTGCTTGAATAAACATCTAATTCTACTTTATCTGTTTTAATCTGTTCCATAGCATCTAGAAGTACATCTAATCCACGCCAAGGTGTTGAAGTATAAACTAATTTTATTTTATCTTTAGGTTTAAAATCTGTTTTAATAATTAAATCATCATCAAAGCCATTTTTAATAACCGAACATAACTCTGTAGGTATACTAAAGAAGTATCTAAACTTTTCATAAGTCCAGTGAGAGTTAAATATATACTGATCATATTTACCATGATTTAATTTATTTTGAAACCAAGGCATAAGATTAGATTGATCATAACTATTATGTACCCAAAGTACATTTGGTTTATCAACTATTAATTTATCTTTTTCTGGAACAGAAGTTGTTATTTGAACTTTATTAAGAAGTTCTTTAGATACGTACTTATGTAAATACTCTACTTGAATTTCGGTGCCGCCGTATGGGTTCATTCTTCTTTTTTATTTACTATTAATTCATCAATAAGTCTACCTTTATAACCATAATCACCGTGATGAACAATATATTCATCTATAAGTGCGTATATTTTAAAACCAGCATCTGTGCATAATTTACAAAAATAAAAATCTTCCCCGTGATAAGTATTGTCTTCTTGTCTAAAAAAAGTATCAAAAAAATTGTAAAGTGAATCATCTTCTATCAGTCCACCATTAACTAAAGTATGTTGTTTTATAATAAAATTTGGATATTTTTCAATTAATTTGGTAAAAACTTCTTTTTTTATTAACATGAATCCAGCGGGTCCTCTTGTTAATTCAACAATTCCATTTTCTATTTGAATATAAGTTGGATCATCTTTAAAAGTAAGTGTATATTGATTTCCTAATAAATTTAAATCTAATTTATTTCCTCTATCCATTAAATCTTTCGCTTTTTTAATATCAAAGGTCTTTACTGGATAAGGCGTTAAAATTATATCTTTATCTGCAAGAAGCATTTTTTCAAACATTCTAAAATTAAAAGATATATCCGAATCTATAAATAATAAATGAGAACAATCTGATTTTAAAAATTTTGAAACAACCATTTGCCTTCCTTGAGTAACTAAACTACTTTTAATAAAATTAATTGATAATGGTATTTTTCTTACTAAACATTCTTTTTGCAAATCTAAAAGAGAAATAACGTAGTCCATGCATACATCACTATGTACAGGGGTGCCCACCATGATATTTAGATTATCAAAAGTTTTTTTATTGTTTAACATAATTTTTATAGCTAATTTTTTAAAAAATTATAATGATAAATTGATTTTTCTACATTTTCATCAAGTATTTTTTTATATTCATTAATTGAAATTGTTGAATTATTTTTCCAAAAATCATTATTTTTATTTTTTTTATTAAATTCTAAACCGTTTAAGATAGTTAAATAACTAGCTAAATTAAAAAAAGAACTTTTATTATTATAGTTTAAATCAAAAAATCTTAAATTACCATTTTCATATATATTAATAATATTTTTTAAGTTATCAGACATTAAATTATTTTTTTTAAAATTTATCCAAAATTCAGAATCCTTTCTTTTTGTTAAATAATGTAAATATATAAAATCCATTGCAGAATCTAAATTATTGGAAATAATTTCATTATATGATTTTTGAGATAGCTCATTATTTTCAAATAAGTCATCAGCAAAACATGACATAACCCCTAGTTGAGAAATCGTCATCCATAAGGATGTTGATTCTAAAGGTTCAATAAAATTTTGAGATAATCCTAAGCCAATGCAATTTTTTACCCAAGCTTTATCAAACCTGCCTGTTTCAAAACTTATTGATCTTTTAACATCTATTTTTTTGTTATAAAATTTTTCAATTTCATGATGAGCTTCCATCTCATTAATATAATCAGAATCAAATATATATCCTTTACCTATTCTATTTTGTAATGGAATTTCAAAAATCCATCCATATTTCATTGCTATACTTTTAGTATATGGAAATATATCAGTAAAATTTTCTTTATTTTCAGGAAACAATATGGTTTTTTTAACAGGCAAGTGTTTTTTATAGCTTAACCAATTACAATTGAAGTGTTTTCCTAAGATGGCTTTTGAGAATCCACTACAGTCAAATATAAAATCACATTCTATTATTTTATTATTTTTTAAATTTAAAGATTTTATCGTACCGTCTTCATTAGAATTTGCTGATAAAAAAACATCATTAAAGATTACTATATTTCTTTCTAAACTTTTTTTCTTAAAATACTCTGATGTTTTAAATGTATCTAGATGCAAAGCTGTTCCTGCATTTATTATGTCTACTTTATTTTTATAAGATAATAAAGACGGGTATTCATAGTCTAAAAAATTTAAATTTTCATTAATTAAAATTTTAAAAAAATAACTAGTATAATCATTATCATATATATTTTTTATTTTAAAATCAGGTAATAAATTATAACTTCCAAAACTATGAAAATATTTTTTATTATCCCCATTCCAATTTTCAAAACTTATACCATGTTTAATTGAGCCTTTTGTATTTTTTATAAAATCAACTATGTCAATTTGTAAATTATGTAAAAATTGAATAAATTGAGGCGTAGTGGCCTCTCCTACTCCTACAATTCCTTTCTCTACATCTTCAATTAAAGTAATAGAGTTTTTAGGAAAAATCTTTCGACACATAAGAGCAGTCATGTAGCCTGCTTGACCCCCGCCTAAAATTATAATTTTTTTCACAGATGTTTAAATTTATTATTTGGTTTTACCAAATACTGATAAAGATGCAACTGTTATTTTAAGATCTTGTTGTAGGTCTTCTGCTTTTGTAGGTGTATTAGGATTTGCAACATCTGCATGAAATTCATCTATTGAATTATAAGTTTGTCCAGTAACTTTATTTTTAATTGTTTCTTCAGCTTTAGCTGGAAGTATTGGAACTTCCACGCCGTCAATTATTGTAGTTTTTTGTGTCATATTTAATATCGTTTTCTTTTATATATGTAATTCTATATTCTTTAGATTTTTTTCCATATTTATATCCTATAAAAAATGAAAAAACTATACTTAATAAGGTTAAAATATAAAACATAAGTATTGATTATATACTACTATTACCTTTCTTTTTCAAGGTATTATTTTTTCTTTTTAACAATCTTCCATAATTAGGCCAACTAAATTTAGAATAAAATTCATCAATATATTTCCAACGTACTTCGCCTGTATTGGAATTTCTTTCGTATATTTTTAATCTTTCTTTTATCATCTTCTACCTTGTCCACGATATTCTTTTCTATCGTTTCTTTTATTTGGGCTTTTTGAATGTCTTCCAGGTCTTTTTTTATTAGTATGCTTAATAAAAGCACCAGACCCGTTACTTACTTTTCTAGCCATTAACCGTTTTGATCGTTTCTATTCATTTCTAATATGGATAATACGGCAGATATAGCATTCGTATCATTAGTTTGCAATAGTATGGAATCGCTTTCTTCTAATACAATAGGCCCATTTGCAATATTACAAATAGTAGGACCTGTTATACTAGCATAAGCTATTTGATAAGTTGTACTTACTGATGCATCTATAATTGAAGCTTTTAATATTTTAGATCCAGATTCATTTGTTACTTGTATGTTTTGAATAATGGCTCTTGAATTAGATGGACAAACATATACAGAGGTCACTGCTACTGTTGTTGGATCGTAAAATGCGTTTTTATAATAATTAGCCATTATGTTAAATCATACCATTTTAATAAACCAGACACATCTCCATTAGCTGTTCCTGGTCTTACACCTAAAGTTAAAGTATCTGACACTCCTGCAATAGTTTGTCCAAGTTGATTTGAAAATGCTATAAAATCTCCGCCTAAAGCAAAGGGTGCAGTTTTACCACCTAAATAACCACCAGCGATTCTTGTACCTGTTGAAGTTAAATCAGATGTAGTTAAATCATATTCTACATTATCACTAAAACTTGAATATGAAAATGGGCTAGACGGAGCTGCATTAACAAATAAGCCCCATTCAAAATCTCCATTAGATATGTTTAAAACATCTATTCCAGCTGGCACTATAACTGCATATGGTCTTGAAGTTTTAATTCTAATCGTTGCAATATTTGATGTAGCTGGATCTAATGTAAATCCACTAGAACCTGTTCCATTTAACTTATCTCCATTCCAACTAGATTGTGATATTTCAGTATCAACTGCTGCACCTGATGTATAAGTTCTTCTTACTATTTTAAGTGTTGTTCCATCTGCTGTAAAAAATATTCCATTATTTGCATCAAACAATCCAACCTTTTGTTTTAAATTTGCAGTCAAAGTATTCATTACAAATGTATTAAAAATAAGCAATGACTTACCTGGTTGATAAGACATAACTCTTTTAGATTGTCTTATTGTTTTAGATCCCGCTGCCTCCGTTACATTTAAATTAACTGTAGATTTATTAGATGTATAAGTAACACTTCCACCATTTGCAGTAGATTCATCAAATAAAGTATTCTTTGACATAATACTTTTACTATCAAAGATTGTAAGTGGATTAGAAACTCTTAATCTTCCAAATGCATCAACGTTATTACCACCGATTGTAATTAACTGACCATTACCAACATTTACATTATCACAACTCATTAGCAGCCAAACCTCATACTATACCAAATGTTTCTTTCTACTTCTTGTTTTAATTCTTCTTGAAAAGAAAAGTTTAATTGGTCTTTTAATGTTTCTAATGCTTGATTAATTTGTCTTAAACTTTCCACAGTATAATCCTGTGGTGGTTCTGGTATATAAAGATTTATTTTAGCCATTATGTTTGTGGAGTACTTCCGCCTCTGCCGTCTGGTTGTATATCTACTCTAAATACACCATAACGCCAGTTATCATTTATTGCATCATTTTCAATTTTAATACTAGCAAGTCTTCCTCTTGCACGTGTATCTATCTTATCTGTTGTTGAAGATATTGTAAATGGACCAATAGTAGTTAATCCCTTAGCTGTGGTTGTATCTGCTGGGTACGCTTTAAAGAACAAGGTTACTTTTGTATTACCTTCTAGATATTTAAAGTCTGGAATAAATCTTCTAATTTTAATAAAATATTCACCATCTCCGTCTATATCAAGATCAAAGTCTCCTGATCTTATATAAGAAGTTATAGCAACACTTGTAGTATTAACCGATGTTAGATTTAATACTTCATTAACACCTATTTCGTGTTCAAATACATAACTACCTCCATTACTTACTCCATTAATTGTTGGAGTAGTAGGAGTTAAAGTTGAAATGTATTGAGTTGCTACAGGTCTTTCAAAAACGTGGGCATCTTCATAAGTTGTTCTTGCAAGCGAACCTGTTGACCATACCTTATCTTCATAGTTATAAGAAACTACTCTATCTATTTCTGTAGAATTTGCCTTAACATAAAACCAATTAATTTCATTAAATAAACTGTTGTGTCCTGCAAACACTACATCTCCTTGTATAAAATTAAGACCCAAACTATCTCCATTTGTTGTAAATACAAAATCATCCACTGTACAAGGAAGTGTTTTAACTGTTCCATCAAATACAAAGAAATTACCAGAGTCACCTACCCAATATACAGCACCATCTACGAAAATTGCTGCATGTTGTCCAATACAACCGCAGTTAGATCCAACTTGACGAATACTAAATGTAAAAGGAGGTCCTACAAACTGCATCGTATAAGCAGCTTCATCTGTTAAAACTAATATATAATCTTTACCTTTAATTGCAGCTATAATTTTACTACCATTATCTAATCTAAATGTTCCTGCTGTGTTTGTAGAAGTTGGTTCATATAATTCAATATCTTCTTGATCAGAAAATCTTATAAACATTGGATCTTGAGATGTAGGATCTCCAATAATAGTTTCAGTTCCAAAATGAACTAAATGTCTGTCTCGATCTGAAACTCTTGTTAATACTGTTGCGGTTGGATTTCCTGCAATAATAGTTGCACGTGTTGCAACTCCTGCACCAGCATTTGGATCCCATTTGTAAGTAGAACCATTTTTAATGGTTGCAATTAATAATTCTCCAAAATTATCTAATGACCAATTTCCTGCATCAATATCTGTATTAGAACTTGTTCTTGCAGTACCCCAAGTAGATAATCCCCAAGTGCCTGCTCCCCATCCATAACCAAAGGTAGAAATAAGAGGTCCAACAGTAACATAAGGGGTTGTTGTAAGTGATCCACCTGTAGTAACTCCTGTTCCTGTTTCTGTGACAGACATAGTAATAGTAAAAGTTCCAGTAGTTGGAACTGTTTTTACTTCAAAAGTATTAGTTGTAAAGTCTGCAGATGTAAAACTTGTTGTAGTTGGTCCTGGTGTTGTTACACTTGAAAATTTAATTAAGTCTCCAACTAATAAACCATGTCCTGATTTATTAATTGTAACTATTGCAGATCCTGTAATTGATGTATAGGTACAACTTGTTAAGGCTGTCCTTAGTGGTGTAATGTCATAAAATGCACCATCAAAATAAACGTATAATATTTTATTTGTTCCAATGGCTACATAACGTCTATTTGTTAAATCAAAAAAAGAATGAATATCTCTGCCTACACCTACTAAAGTAGATGTACTAATCTGTGACCAACCACCTATTTTTTCAGGGGATCCGTATTGAAAACGTACATTATCTCCATCAATCCAACGACCTTCTGCTTGAGAAGCTGTATCATTCTTATCAAAACCTGGAGGTAGTGGTATCTTTTTTAATGGCATAATTAACTATTATACTAGATATTAAGCCGTTGTTAAATGACCAATATACTATTTTTATCTTAAAGATGGAACC